TATAGTTTCTACAGAATTCTGCAATATTTTCTCCTTCTAATATTTCCCCACTAGGAGATTTAAATTTAAATTTTTTAAAGCAAGTTGGATTTGTTGCGTCACCTCCTAAAGTAGAATTGTATCCTTTATAGTAGGTATTATATTTGTCTATCCAAAATACTTCTTGCTCATTTAGTAATTCTACATCACATTCTTCAATTACTCCCCATATAAAAGAATTCCATCCATATTTTTTTATAGCATTATAAAATTTTAAATTTCTTTTTTCATACTTTGCAGCACTTTTGTGTGAGGACTTTCTTCTCTCTAAACACTTAAGTGTTTTTCCAATATATTTTTTTCCTGTTGGAATACAATGAGCACAGTAAATTATGCCTTTAGGCATCGTAATTATAAGGTTAACTGCAAAGATATTTATATTAAAAAAGAGAGGTCACCCTCTCTTTTAACCTGAAAAGATAAATTGCAGTTAACCTTAATCAGGCAGAGTTATTTAGTCCCAAGAAATATTTTCTACTAGGAATCCGGGCATTACCATAGTCCATCCAATTCCTCCAGATTTATATGACCAAGAATATTCAAATTTATTATGAGAGTCCCACTGAACGAAACCTTTTTCTTTATCGAAACGTGATTTGATTGTCAATCCAAAGCGATTGGAAAAGATATTACGAGTGCGTAGAGCACCATTTGATTCTCGTGTTTCAATTACCACACAAGTATCATCATAGAATTGATCATCTTTTTCAATTCCACATGCAGTTTCATAACGAAATGGACGATAAGTTTTAGTCTCTTGAGCAAAAGCAGGAGAAGAGAACAAAAGTGCAGCAAGAATCAGAAGTTTTTTCATCCAACAATCCTCCAACAAACAACAGCGTTTCCTTTTTTCACAGAAGCAATTTGAGCAAAAGCAGCATAAGAAAGATCCAAATCAGCGTGTGAATATGGTCCCCTGTCATTTACTCTTACGATGACTTGTTTACCATTGTCTTGGTTTGTAACCCTAATCCTTGTGCCCATGGGTAGATAAGGATGTGCTGCTGTCCACATATAAGCATTAAATCGTTCTCCATTTGCAGTAGTTTGTCCATGAGTATTATCATTTAACCCATAGTACGTTGTCGTACCGCAGGTTAATTGTGCAATAAGAATAACCTCAGAAATCACTCTTCTTTAGTCTCCCTCTTTTCCAATTTGTACCAGGACATTCTACACTCCTAATTTGGTTTTGTCCATCGTTCCAAAATAACATTCCCTTATATGACTTATTTTTTTCTATAAGTTTTCTTTTTCTTTCATCTATAGATTCGTTTAATTGATTCCACCATTTTTTATTTGCATCACTCAATTTTTTTCTTTGTTCTTGACTTTTATTTCTATCGATTAAATTTTTAATAATTTTTTCTTTTTCCAAATCACTTTTGCTTTCCCATTTATTTTTTTGTGTATAACTTACTTTTTTTATATTTTCATCACTTTTATTTCTTTGTATTAATTTTTCCCTTCTACAATCATTGTCTTTACTCCACCTTTTCTTTGCTGCATCAGAATATTTTTTTCTACTTTCATCATTAACTTTTCTTCCTTTACCAGATTCACTAATCTTTCTCTTATGTTCTTCTGTGAGTTTTTTTCCTTTTTGAGACTCACTCATTTTTGCTCTAGTTTCTTCTGTGATTACTCTATTACATCCATCACCACCATCAGTTCTATTATGAAGAATACCAGTTCCTAAATCTTTTCTACCGAAAACAGAAATCATATACATTTCGTGCTTAAACGCATCAAATTCTATATCAAAATATTTAAGTATTATGATTCTATTTTTATCAATTGGTTTATAACAAGACTTTCCTCTATCATCATACATTCTAAATCCACTTCCCTTTCCAATATAATAAGGAGTTCTGTCTTCACGCAAATATGCGTAAGTGTAGTATTCCATCTGCTTCTAAATTAAGGTCGCAATAATATTTATAATAAAATAGGGCAGATTTCTCTGCCCTTCTCTAAAAGTGCGACCTTATTAGAGCACCTTTATTTAGTCAGAATCTCCCAATGTTCATTTCCATTTTTAGGAATCCAGAAGCAATACACACGATTAATTGAAATTAGAAAGTATTCATTGTCAGTTTCTTGTTCAATCTCCATTGCATGAAGAGAATCCATTTGATTGATAAAACGGTTTTTTGCTTTTGAACTCTTTGGAACTACATTCACAAAGCGTTTCTTAGTCTTAGGAGCTTTCATTGAGATCATAGTTTTTTGAACCTCCACAAAGGTAATTGTACAGAGTTATCAGAGAGTTGTCAAGTAGTCCAGATATTCTTCATAGAGAACTGATTCCATCTGAAATGCTTGTTGTTCCCATGGTTGATCATTATAGTCCGTCAGAGAGTAGTCTATGCCCCTCCAGTGCCTCTTACCGTACTTATCCTTAAGAACACCCGTAACGTGCTGATAAACATGCCAGAGTTCATGTAGGAGTGTCTGAGTGTAATGATCTGGATTCAATTGATTGTGCATCTCAATCTCAAATGATCTTGGACGATAATCACAATCAGTTACTCCAACCCAACCATAAACACCATCGCGTAACATACCACGATGATTGACAACAATCTCAAGATGATGTCTTGGAAGATGTTTGGAAATAAACCAGTTTACAATTGATTCGCAGCGTCTCTTGCTGTAATTGTATCCGCTGGTGTATAATGTAAGCATCAGAATACTGCGTTGATTGCTACGTTACAGATTCTAACACCCCAGTTCATCAGGATCATAAAGGATGTGACAAAAATCAATCTGTCCAGTGTGGAGAACCTCATCGGTTTTTGTGTGTCTCCACATACTATAAAACCCACCAGGGGCATTCTGGTGGGTCTGTGGACAGTTTTTAAAGTGGTCTATGAATCAAAGATTTTGAAGTTCTTCTTTTGTAAATCCAAAACGAGTAATCGTTTCAAAATTTTCTACTTCTTTCCAAATTGGTTCAATCACTTGACCATCATACTCTGGTGTGTTATAATTTTCAGGATATTCTGCAATATTAATTTTATGTATTATCGAACCTTTAAGTGACTGAATAAACTCTGCATAATATTCAGTTCCTCTGAGTGCTTCTAAATCTTCTCTAGTATTGATAATAGGTCTCATAGTAAGTTCCTAAGTGTACGGTTAAGTTGTAGCAGTTTGCCCATTCAATATGCCCCAACCAGGCAGAAAGAAAAAGGTTAAGTTGCTCTATGTCTTTATTTAGAAGATATTTTTTAATTTTTCTTTTTGCACGAATCACTGAAGACTTTCTTATAAGTTTATGTGTTTTCCATATTCTATAACCAAGAAAATTAATTCCTTTTGATAATGAATGAATAGAATACTTACTAATTTTCATATTCATTTTTTCTGACGAATATTGTTCTATTTTATTTTTAATTTCTTTAAGTTCATTTATTGTTTTTCCAAATATTACAATATCATCCATATACCGCACCCAATGTTTGACTTTTAACTGATAATGAATATAAGAATCAATAATTCCTCCATATACATTCGCAAATAATTGGGAAGTCAAAGAACCAATAGGAAGACCATTTCCAGTTTTTGGTATAATTTGCTGAAGTAACCATAGTGTTTTTTTGCATTTTATTTTTCTTTCTATTAAAGTATGAAGTATTTCTCTATTGATTGAAGGAAAAAATTTACTATAATCTGTTTTAAGAAAGTATTTGTATTCTGAATATTTTCTTGCAATTGACTGAACATACTTCACTCCTGCATGAGTTCCTTTACCTACACGACAAGCAAATGTATAAGGAAGCAACGTTGATTCAAATATTGAAGAAATGATATTGCAAATCGCATGTTGTACAAGTCTATCACGGAAAGAGACGGCACTAATTAATCTTTCTTTTGGTTCGTAAATTGTAAAATTACGAAATGGTCCTACTTTATAATCTTGATTGATGAGTTCTTGTTGAATATGATATAAATTTGCTTCTTTATTTTCCTTAAATCTCAAATATCCAACAGTATTTCTTTTTCCTCTTGCTGTTTTGTTATAAGCATCTCGTAGATTTTCAATACTTATAATTTGTTCATAAAGATGATTATGTCTTTTAGTCATCAGTGTCAGAGGCAATATTCAGAAAATCTTACTAATTGCCCTACTGAACCTGTTTGTGTATTTGCCGGAGCAGGTTGAATAATCTGACCACAGTTAAATGTGACCCACTCAATAAACCGTAGTATTATTGGAGTGAAGTGACTGTCGCCACAGACGGCACGGGACCCAATGTTGTTGTTGGAGTTGGAAGGAGAGTTGTTCCAGTTAGAACAACGGGAACCGGAGTTAGACCCGTTGTTCCAGTTCCCACCAAAGAGCACGGCGTATAGCATATTATTCAACCTTGTTTTTATTTAGTGATTTTATCCATTTACCTAATATCTTTCCAACTTCTTCTAATTGCAATGAACTAACTTGATGTTGTTTTTGTGTAATCATTTTTCGATTAGAATCTTCCATAAATCTTAACCAAAAACGAAGTTCTTGTAATCCAGCATCACACATGTATAGTTTGCTAATTTGATTTGATTTTCCCGCAATTGAAAAAAGTTTTACCTGCTCTAAAAGAGAATGAATAAACATCTCTTTCATAATTCCGTGTTTTCTTGGAATATTTTGCGCGATTGGATACATATAATTCAGAAATTTTTCATATTTTTCAATAATAATTAAATCAGTATAAGGTTTTTCTTTATTCATCATTTTTAAAATTAATTACGACCGCCGCTTTCGCGTCGGTCAAACAAGTATCAGGTGGTCACAGACGGCACGGGACCCAAAGTTGACGAGGGAGGCGGACGGAGAGTCGTCCCAGGCGGAACAACGGGAACCGGCGTTAGACCCGGTGTTCCAGGTCCCACCAAAGAGCACGGCATTAGAAAGGTTATAAGCACTACCTCTAGATAATGGTGTAGCGACCCAT